TTAAGAATGCAATCGAGTTTATGAGATTTAATTCTGGGTTAGGTTGACAATACTTAATAAATACCCATAGATGCATGGGTTAAGTGATTGACACAACGGCCAATGTTGTAATATCTAAGGCCAACGAAGTATTTTTAACAATAGATTCAGAACCTCATATTGAGTATGAATTAAGAGACCACTTTACCTTTGAGGTAGAGGGTGCAAAGTTCATGCCCCAATACCGCAAGAGGAATTGGAATGGTGAGATTCATCTGTTCGATATGAGATCGAAGAGAATCTATGTTGGGTTGTTAGATAGAATTATTTCTTTTTGTGAAAGACGAGATTATAGTTATAAATTTGTAGATAATGAATACTATGGTACACCCTTTGAGGTAAATGAGGGTATATCATATGAAGGTGTCAAGGATTATATGACATCTATTTGTCGTCAAACTCCACGGAAATATCAAGTTGAGGGAGTATACGATGCCTTAAGACATAATAGAAAGCTATTGATATCACCCACTGCTTCAGGCAAATCTTTGATGATATATTCTCTTGTAAGATATTACGTTGAGAAAGGGCAAAAAACACTTTTAGTTGTTCCAACGACATCTCTCGTAGAACAGATGTATAAGGATTTTTTAGATTACGGTTGGGATGCTGAGTCATACTGTCACAAGATATATGCAGGAAAAGAAAAAACAAATGAATTTCCAGTAACGATTACTACTTGGCAATCTGTATATAAACTCGAAAGATCATTCTTTGAAGATTATAATGTAGTTTTAGGAGATGAAGCCCACCTATTTAAGTCGAAGTCACTTATATCTATAATGACTAAGTTACATCATGCTAAGTATAGATTTGGTTTCACTGGTACTTTAGACGGTACACAGACTCATAAGTGGGTCTTAGAAGGATTATTTGGACCATCATATAAAGTAACTAAAACAGATGAACTAATGAGACAAGGACATCTTTCTCAATTAGATATTCAATGTATTGTTCTTAAACATCCAGAAAAGAAATTTGAAACATATCAAGATGAAATAGAATATCTCATTAGTCATGAACAAAGAAATAACTTTATTAAAAATCTATCACTTGATTTAAAAGGTAATACCTTAGTTTTATTTTCCAGAGTTGAAGCACATGGACAGGTGCTTTATGATTTAATAAATAATAATAAGAAAGGTGATCGTAAAGTATTTTTTATTCATGGTGGTGTAGACACTAGTGAAAGAGAACTTGTTAGAGAAATTACCGAGGAGGAATCAAATGCGATCATCATTGCCAGCTATGGTACTTTTAGTACTGGGATTAACATTAAGCGGCTGCACAACATCATCTTCGCCAGTCCCTCAAAGTCCAGAGTTAGAAATCTCCAATCCATTGGAAGGGTTCTCAGGAAAGGAACTAACAAAGTAAAAGCAATTCTATATGATATATCAGATGATTGCTCACTTAAAACAAAAAGAAATTACACTCTAAACCATTTTATAGAAAGAATCAAAATTTACAATGAAGAGAACTTCAACTATGAAATAATGTCAATTAATTTAAAAGGATAATATGGAAGACGATTTTTATGCAACACTAAAACTTAAAACAGGCGAAGAAGTTTTCGCCTTGGTCGTAGCTTCTGAAGAAGAAAATAGGACTATGCTAGTTGTTCATAACCCAGTAATTATAACAGCAATAAAAGCAAAAGAAAGTATTGTAGGATATCGTCTAGAACCTTGGTTAAAGACAACAAGAGAAGATATGTTTGTAATTAATATGGATAATATTATAACTTTATCAGAATCAATGGATGATGAAATGATAATGATGCATCAAAATTTTACAAGAGAAACTGGTAATTTTTCAAAATCAAAAATGAATCGTAAAATGGGATATTTAACTAATGTGAATGAAGCAAAAAAAGTATTAGAAAAAATTTATAATATAGAAGATACTAAAGATACAAATAATAAAAGCTAAGTCTTTCTCTTCAACCCTAACAGAGTTATTCTAGTGCTATTTTAATACCTTGTCAACTATTGTGTTGGATGCTATAATAACTACATAATAGAGAGTAAAGATATGAGTCCTGCAAGAGTTATGGGTAGACGTAAAAGATCTGAACACTATGTTAATAACAAAGAGTTTCTTGCAGCTCTTATTAAACATAGGGAAGATATTGAAATAGCAGAAATTCAAGGTAAAGAAAAACCTAGAATACCCAGATACATAGGGGAATGCTTTTTAAAGATTGCTACTCATTTATCTTTCAAACCAAACTTTGTCAACTACATGTTTAAGGAGGATATGATATCAGATGGTATTGAAAACTGCGTTCAATACATTCATAACTTTGCTCCTGAGAAGTCAAAGAATCCTTTTGCTTACTTTACTCAGATCATTCATTATGCTTTTCTCAGAAGAATCCAGAAAGAGAAGAAGCAACTTGAGATTAAGACGAAGATTATTGAAAAAACAGGATACGATGAAGTAATGGTAGTTGATGATGGAGCATTAACTTCATCAAGTTCTGATTATAATACTATTAAAGATAATATTCAATATAAGTCTGGTAATAGATGAAGATAGCGATAATAACAGACCAACATTTTGGTGCTCGTAAGGGATCTAAACCATTTCATGATTATTTCAAAAAGTTTTACGATAATGTCTTTTTCCCGTATTTGGAAAAACACAAAATCGATACTGTCATCGATATGGGTGACACGTTTGATAATCGTAGATCTGTAGATTTATGGTCTATTGATTGGGCAAAGGAAACTTACTTTGATAGGCTCCAAGATATGGGAATAACACTTCATAGTGTTGTTGGAAACCATACTGCTTATTATAAGGATACGAATGAAGTTAATACTATAGATTTATTATTAAAGGAATATAAAAATATAACAACATATTCAGAAACAACTTCTATTGAAATTGGTGGATGTAACATTCTTCTTGTGCCTTGGATTAATGAGGAGAATAGAGAGATGAGTCTTGGTCTCATTAAGAAATCACAAGCACCTGTTGCTATGGGGCATCTTGAATTGAATGGATTTGTTGCTACTGCTGGTCATGTAATGGATCATGGTATGGATATGACTCCGTTTAAGAAGTTTAAAAAGGTTTATTCTGGTCATTATCATACAAGATCGAACAATGGGAATATCTATTATCTTGGTAATCCTTATGAGATGTTTTGGAATGATGTAAATGATACTAGAGGATTTACGATATTTGATACAGAAACCTTAGATCATTTTCATGTTAATAATCCATATAGGTTATTCTATAAAATTTATTATGAAGATCATAATTATAAGCTATTCAATACTAAAGAATTAAAGAATAAAATTATTAAACTTATAGTAAAGAAGAAAACCAATCAAAAGTTATTTGAAAAATTTATAGATAAGTTATACTCTACTGGAATACAAGAACTAAAAATCATAGAAAATTATGTTCTTCAGGAAAGTGAAGATTTTGTAGCAGAAGAAGATGAAAATACATTATCATTTTTGAATCGATATATTGATGATTCTGATTTTGAATGTGATAAGAATATAATTAAGGGTATTTTACAAAAACTTTATGCAGAGGCTTGTGAGGTAGACTAATGTGGTTACTCACTATAAGATCGGAAAAAGAAGAAGGTGCTTACGCTGTTCATAATAAGTATGGTGAGAAAGTTCTTTTCATGTTCCAACAGGAAGATGATGCTAATAGATATGCTATGATGATGGAAGATTATTATGATGATATTGGATATTCTAGAAAAGGGTTGTCGCTTAGAGCCCTAGAATTTAAGTCTAAGCAACGTGATAAAGAAAAGGCTATTGAACGTCGTATTATTAATCGTAATATTAAGAAGAATTTAATGTTAGGTGAAGCTCGTGATAAGAAAATAGAAGAACTGAAGCAACAACAAGTAATATCTACTGTTATTATGGTTCATGTATTATTCTTATTAGCATTTGCTTTCGTCATTAAGAATCAGATAGTTGGTAGTATAGATTCGTTCTTCGGAGTAATATCAAGTAAAATATTAGAATTCCAAGGGAAAAGTGTTCAAGCTCCAACACAATAAAATTATCTAAGAAAATATATCCAAAGTTGTTTTTATTATATATACATCTAAGTTAATTTAATTATATTAACAACAGCTTTCGTAATATTTTTACCATCACTAGTCCTTATATTTGCTATTTTTGCATTATTTTTAATATCTATAGATTGAATTACACCTGTTGTGTCTTTTCCGTGTTCTTTCCACTGGACTTCATCGCCTTGTTTAAAATCTTCTGATTCTTCTGCTTCTTCTTCTGCTTCTTCTGCTTCTTCTTCTGCCGGTGCTGGTTCAGGTTCAGAACCAGTATTACGGGTATCGCGGTATCGTAGTTTGACTTCAGAATCTAATCCAGCATAGTCTATATTCCAGGTGTTTCCATTGCCTTCTTCTATGATTATTATTTTCTTAGGATTTTTCTTTTTAACTTTTCCTATAATAGTAATTGTCTCTTTACCGACTTTACCCTTAAAGGTTACTGTATCTCCTACTTTGTATTTCTCTTTATTCTCTTTATGTTTCTTCCAATATGTTTCATATGATTTACGGACCCTATTAATAGTTGTTTTATCAGTGCCTATGGAACCTGTATAATTTGTATGACCGAATAAATTATTGAGAATACTCATAAATGTTTTACTATGTCCCGTTTTATTTTCGGTTGGACCCGTCCAACTACCTGGACCACCTTTCATCTGATAATTATTACAAAAACAAAACATAAGACCGTGTATTAATTCATGTTCAAATGTTAATTGTATACATGATATTAAATCATTACATTCTACACCAGGCGACCATTCCATAGCACTATCATCATTATTTAAGAATTTATCAATAGCCTCTATAAATGCTTTATCATTTAATTCAATCTTAATATGTTGTGTTCCTCCTTTAGATCTAATCGGTGATAATGTTTTACCATATATATCTTTACTACATTGATCTGCCCAACAAATAGCTATATTACAACCATTTTCGGTTATCCAACCTTTAATTTTATTCTTAAAGAAATACTTATCATATAATAAATACATTTCTACAATTATTTTATTCGTAAGTTTATCCGTTAAATTTTTGGTTGTTAATTCTCCTTTTATTTTTTTGATAGTTTCATCATATATTTGTTTTCGTTTAGTAGAGATATATTCCTTAGATAGCTTATCCTTTGATAATTCTATACAAATGGATTCACCTGTAGAGAGTTCTTTGACTTTTGTATCTTTGTTAGGTTTATCTTCTAAATCTATTCTATTTAATATATCCACC